TATTTCTAGCGGGGACTGAGAAGTCAAAAGCTTCTGTCTTAACTGTTAATCCACCTACTGCATTTTTAATCATGACGAATTGTCTTGGATATTCTTCTGTTTTTCTAATTGTTCCTGTTACCATAATTTTCTCCTTTTATAAGAGTGGGCTAGCCGGTAAAGCCAGCCCACAATATTTTATTTTAAATGTTTTTATTTTTATTATTCGCCAGCTTCATCAGTGTCTGTGTAGATACCAATGTTGTTAGCAAGTAATAGACCAACGCCTAACATTTTGTGGGCGTTCCATTCTACTGAACCTGTTGGGTGTTCAACTTCTTGGATGTGTAAGTCACCTTTTAAAGCAACTTTGACTGGTTTTTCTCCAGCTGGTAATACGAATAGTTTACTTTCATCAAGTAACCATTCTGCATTTGTAGTTTCATCAACGATGTAGTTAGGAAGTTTGATAATTGGAGTACCTTTATACTTTCCAATATAACCGTTATCCTTTAATTCATCTAAATCTGTTCCAGGAACATTTGGATATGCTCCAGAAATAAATCCAGAGTTATTAATTTTAGCAACCACATTGTGGAATCCCATAATAAGTGGAGCTCCATAAGCTGCTACAACACGGATAACACTGTCTAATTGACCGTTGTCAATTCCTTGACCTGATCCAATGTTTGCTGCAGGAACTGTTGCTGCTTGTAAAGCTTCGATAACTTGAACATACATTCTTTCAACGAAACCATCTAAGATGTTATTCATTAAATCTGTAAGTGTATATTTTCCTAAAAGAATTTCTTCTAAAGTAACAAACACTCCAACTGTTTCAGTCCATGTTGGTAAAGCCATTTGAAGTTCATCTAAGCGAGCTGCTTGATACATTCCGCCTCTTTGACCTTTCTTAATTGTTAAGTAAGCGCGTCTTTTTCCACGTCCTCTTAAATTAAAGACAACTTCAGCATCACGTGCATATTCTTTTACTTCCGCGAATTCTCCTACTCTATCTTGTAACTTTTGAGGTAAGACTTCATCAATAACTTCTTCAATAAGAGCCATGATTAAATTTTTATTTGCTTTGATTTCTCTAGGAGTTAAATCCTTTAATTCGAAATGAGAAACTAAAGCATTAATTGTGGCATCTTGAACTTCTGAGAAGTTAGTGCCTGGTAATTCAGTAAAGTTTGATTTTATTAATACTTTTAATTCATTAATGTTCATAATTTTTCACCCCTATTATTCTAAACCATGCACGCCAGTTGTTAAGGCAGCATGAGTTGTTACTGCGTCTCCAACCACTGCATCAATTGCAAGGTCAATTTCTCCGCCATCAGCTAATTGTACAGCTAAGACATCTTCAACTGCATCTTCAATTGCTGCTGGTGTCGCTGCTGCTGCTGCGGCTGCGAATACGGCTGCTGTTAATCCAAAGTAGATAAATCTATAAGCATCTTCACCGTTTGGTGTTGTTGCTTCTTCTACTACGAACATTGTTGCTGAGTCTGCAGCATCTTGTAAAGTAAGTTTACCAGCAACTACTTTAGCATATTTTGGAGCAGTTGCTCCTGCTACTGCATAGTTGTTAGTTGTGAAGACATCTCCGACAAAAAGTCCGATTGCGCGTGGATAAATATCCCCATTAGCATCTTCTTCAGTTGCGAAGTATTTTAGTCCTCCCATAAATGTGTTAAGCTCTTCAGTAAAGACTAGGAATGGTGCTGCATGTTTTGCAGGATCATAAGCGTCAATTTGAAGGTCTTTTCCAAGTCCAACAATAAATCCATTTTCAACGAATTCGCTTCCGCCAACTGTCTTAACGATAGCTGCGGCTGAATTTAAGGGGAATTGTGCTAAAACGTGCCCAGTTACTAAACCTGTTAAGCGATTAGCTTCAACAATTTTGAATTCTGGTAAATAATTTAAAATACCCATTTTTTCACCTCTGTATTATTTTCTTGTCTTATACTTATTCACTAGATCTGAAACAATTTCAGCTTCTGTTCTAGTTGAGGGACTATTTGTGTCCGCAGTATAGACGAAAGTATTTGGTTTAATTTTATTCTCTTTTTTTGAGATTCTTGTGAATTCTTTGGAAAGAACAATATCTAGTTCTTCATAGGTAAATTCATCAACCTTTTCTCTAAGAGCTTCTAAGAAGTCCTTTTTTAAATCATCTTCAAAAGACTCAATTAATTCCCTTTTTTTGTCTTTTCTAAAGGCTTCAAGTTCTTCTCTTTCACTACGATTAAGTGCGATTGAGTCAAGTTCTCTTTGTCTCTTTTCGGCATCTTCTTTTTCTTTTTCTTCTGCTTTAAATTCATCTTGTCTATCTCCATCATTAATATTAGAAAGCTCATTATTTTCCATCGTACCCACGCTTTCTTCTGTTACTATCTCTGTTTCATGTGTTAGCCCAGAATCAAAATTTTCTTTTTCAAGATTTTTTGGCCATAACGTGTCAATCTCATCATCAGTTAAAAATCTCCTTCTAACTACGACTGCTTCTCCAAAAATAACGTCATTTCCTTCACCATCACTTTCGAAAAACACTTTATGATACTCGCCATCTACAAAATCAACAAAAATAATTACACTGTCTATAAAAGACCATTCAAAAGCATAAACGTTTTCTCCAAATGCGCTATAAAATTTTGAAAAAACTTTTTCCTCAATTTCAGTAGTCGAAGCTCGCATAAAAATATTTAAAAACTTTTGCTCTTGCGTAGGTTCTTGAATAACCTGCTCATTATTTTCTTCTGGGGACACAGTAGTTTGATTCTCGTTAAGATCTACATTTGTTGTAGTGGTTTCGACTTCTTCAACGAATTCGGCCGCATTTGACTCTGTAGCAGGCTCGAAATCAGTATAAGGTTCTACTTCCTCTACAACAGATGTTTCTGTTGGAATCACCTGGATGTTTTCTTGCTCCATAGTTTCACCTCTCTGTCCTTCTTTTTTGGCAAAAATTTCAAGTTGTTCACGAAGCCCATCAACTATCTTTGTAAATTCAGAGTTCTCTGTGAAAAATTCAGAACCAGAAAAAGCAGGTTGCTCATTATCGCCTAAAATACTTAAGCCTAATAAAGTGCCACTTTTAAATTCAATGTTCAAAACTTTTCCTTGACTGTCTTTATTTACTACATAAGTGGTAGTTTTAGGATTCAGTTCTAACGAATGTTTTTTGCCAACTATTTTTTGTGCTAAATCTCCTGTTTTATCTCCCCTTCCTGTATAAAGAATTATGTCGCACACTGCATAATCTTTTCCATCCTCATGAATAAACTCAGCCCCTGTAGTCTCTGGAACAAGACCAAGTATTTGCTGTAAACTAGGATGATGCCCTTCAAAATCTTCTTTTTCATCGCTATAATATCCAACTACGGGTACGTAAGGTAGACTTTCTAGCAATTTATTAGAGAACTTATCAGTAAACAATCTCTTGTCGCCAGTAAGTCCTTTATAAAAGATTTTTAATTTTGCATATGAATATAAGGGATTATCGCTTTCACGATAATTAAATAAATTAACAGGAATACTAAAATTTACAATCATTTAACCACCCCATTAATCTTCCATCTCATCGTCTGGCTCACTCTTTTTATTACTCTCTACAGGAGAAATAGAAGGGTCTTCGTCTGTGTTTTCCTCTTTTTTCTTCTTGTCATCTTCTAAATCTTTGCTAGATTGAGTGTGTGAGCTTGCTAATGGTTTTAAAACTTCATCTAATTTTAGGAAATTTTCTAACTTACTCTTGTGTTCAATATGTCGCTGTTTCGTCCCAGATGCAACAATTGCTTCCAATCTTCCTATACCATACTCACCATTTCTTCTGTAAATTTCCATAACTTCTTTGGTGTTGTAATGTGTAATAGGTAGCATTGTGAGTTCTGCTTGATAACCCCTAAAATTATATAAATTATTTATTGTTAAATTATAAAAATTCATTAATAATTGGACATATTTCCAAACTATTGCTTGGTCTTTTGTCATTGATGCCAATAAAGCCTCTTGTGTGTCTCCTATAAATTGATGCGGGTCTAAACCTGCAGATCTATAAATTGCTGATTGAGATTTTTCTAAAGTTTCATTGGCGATTTTAGAGTCTCCTTGTAGAGGATGTATTTCTACATCGCCAAAAGTTGTAATTAGTCTAGTTCTTTTGTTTGCATTAAGACTTTTAGCCATTGCTTTATGCAAGGCATTTACTTCTGGTATTTCAAAAAGTAATCTTCCTTCATAAGAAGGTATTTTATGTGTCATTATCCTATCTAATTGTGCCGAACTTTTTTCAACTTCATTCGCACGATATTGTTCATAGTCAAATACACCTTTTAATGTTGTTAAGTATTGTGGAAAACCATACTCATTTGTAGAAATATAGGTAGAATTTCTACCATCTAAAACAACAATTTGCGGTCCTCCTGATTTATATTCTAAATAAAGTTTCACTAAGTCTGATGGGAAGTAATCCAAAGCTTGTTCGAGCTCTTCACTTCTGAATCCTAAATTTTCAAAATATTTTAAATCAAAACTATATACTCCAGTTCCGTATTGACTTATTAATAGCGGTTTGCAATATTCAGGATTCAATAATATAGTTGAAACTGTTTTTGAAGAATTATTTTTTACAGAATAGAGAAAAACAATACCTTCTTTAAATAACTTTGTTAAAATCATTGGCAAAGATACTTCTAATACCAAACCATCTACAATCTCGGTCATTAAACCGTATATATCTTTATATTCTCCTGAGGGTTTTTCTTTAATTTGAACTGGGAAATAGTAATATCTCCACAAAAACATATTCGACAAGTAATCTATAATCCCGGAATAAATAGGATCCGTAGCATAGGCATAATTTGTCAAAGACGAAATATCTTTCCTATTCATTGTTCTAGTGCCTACTTGATCTAAAATAAGTTTTAAGTGTTGTTGATTATATTTATTTCCTATATTGGAACCTACACCTCTGTTGAATATATTTCTTAAACTTTCATCTGAACCGTCGTATAATGCTTCAATCTGTTTACGGCGATCGGCCATCAAAGTGTTCTTTATAGGTTTTTTGTTTTCTGCCATATTATCGCCTCTCTTAATCTATAAGAACAAAATCTGCGGCACTTCCAGCGAGTCTATTGCGTTTTCCATAATATTCTAATTCAATATGTAGGTTAGTGGCATATACTCCGTACTCAGCTGCCGAGAAAAAGTCTTTTTGTATTTTTGGGTCTCGCCTACGAATTTTCATAGACTTATTTATATTATCGCTTGTATCTACTATTTCAAGATTTTTTAGCTCTACTTCCATTCTGTCCATAAACATATATGGTCTCATTCGGCGCTCTCTCGCCGCATTGCTCATCTTCTTAAAGCCTTTTAACTGTGAAAATCGATTCGCAGCTTCACTTGTTTTAATAAGAAACCTAACAGTCCCATTACTAATCCTACTGAAGAAAACTTTATGAATTTGGTCTGCTTTCTCGCCAGTCGCTTTAATCTCATAACATATAGTGCGTTGGTCGTTATATTTAATTAAATCTTTTTCAGAGTTTGTTGGTGGATTAATAATCCCCAAACCTTCCAAAGCCATTCCATCTGGTCCAACGCTTCTCTTATTTATCCAATCTCGTATTGCCGCTCCAATTCCGTTCGCATCATAAACTAACAATTTAGCATTATAATCTAATACAGTTTTTTTCAAAATATTTGAAACTGTTTCATAATCTGTAGTATCTATTGAAAATAAATTGACTAAACTATATGTAAAAGAAATTTCTTTAGGTCTAACTTTATATACTACGACTGCAGTATTTGCTGTTCCATCTTTCGCCATATCGGCTGATACAACATAAAAATAGTTTTGATCGGGACCTGAAATTGCTTTGTTTGAATACTCCGCATAAACAATTTTTCTTAAATTCGTAATAGTATTCGCTGTAAACACTGCACCAGCCGGTGCACCGCTTCAAATGCTCATATATTCACGTTCAAACGTGTCTCTTTCATAAGATATAGAAGTAATTAACTCTCTAATTGTTTTTTCTTCTAAAAGCTTATGCATTACTGGAAGCGTATAACTCCCACCTAAGACCATATATTGGGTCGGGTCTAAGGCCGCATAAACGAGTGTTTCAATTTGTTTGTCATATGCGTAAGTTCCTTGATAACCTGCCGTAGTAATAAAAATTTTACTTCCGTGAGGCTCTTTAGGATTTATTCTGCCTTTAGAATCTTCTCGAGGTTTATTAAGTAATGGTATTACTACTTCCTTCGTGAATAATGGATCTAATTGAATAACCTCTTCAAAAATACCAGAATTACGTCGATAACCACGAATACTTCCGCCAACAACATCAAATACTCCGCCATGACCAAATCTAAACTCTGCATAATCGGGTCCTTGTACGAAAGCGTTTCTAAGTTGTCCTGCGATTCTCATTTTTTGCATTTCATTTTGTAATAATGGGAATCTTACCCATAAATCATTAACAATTTTTTCCTTAGCAATCCCTGCGGCTTGCCCTTTCGTTCCTGCAACAACAAAGCTCTTATGTCTTGGTGTTAGCATTGTAGTCACATAGCGACTATAAAACGCCAAAAATGATTTCGAAAATCCACGAGTAAATGTGAAATAAGATTGTCTACTTCGGCTCATAGCTCTAAGAACCATTCTTTGAGCAAAAAACATTGAAAACGTCGAATCTTTTGGTGTCATTATATCTGATAGAAGATCAGG